CGCCTCGGTGTTTCTTTACCACTTCAAAGTAAACCTGTTCAATTTGCGTATCCGTCAGCCCAACCCACTCCCGCTTGGTCGGTAAGTCATACTGGCGGGGGACATAGACCACCTTGTCAGGGTCTGTCGGGTGTGGTTTAAGCGGCATTGTTCTTCTCCCTGTTGGGCCACTCTGCCCAGAATATAGGCTTGCCGACTGCGTCCTCTTTGTCCATCACCATATCAACGAAATCGGCTGGGGATACCTGCAAAGACACCGTCTCAGCCTGCTCGATGGCGGTGATGGCATCAATCATGTCGTCGGGGTTACCATGCTGCGGCGCATACCGCTCCAGCGCCTCAAGCCATTCTTCACTCCTGATCCACACAGCAGTGCCGCCAGTGTGTTCAAAGTCTTCCGTCTTCAGTCGGATGTAAGCCTGCCCGTTTACACCGGCGTTTTGAACGTAGCCCTGGATGCCCCAAGACTTGACTTCAGTGACCACAACTAAACAGGCACCAAACATCTCTTTGTCAGGGTTGACTTGCACGATGTCGCCAATGTTCATTTGATCCTCCAGAGCCTGATGGAGCCGTCTTCCGTTGTTCGAGTTGCGAACTCCACGTTATGCTTATCTGCGTAGCGTTTGGCGGCAATCCAAGCGGTAACGCGTTTGATGTTGGTGGGCAGCACGAAGCTGTCGCCGACTTCCATCTGGGCAAACGGGTAGGCGTGTGGCATCGGAATGCCTTTTTCAATCTTCATTTCTTGTTTCTCCTTCATTTGACCCTCCGCATCGCCATCCACTCAGGCTCTTTGGACTCCAGGGGCGGCGGTGCCTTTCGCAACTCACTGGGCGGCACCCAGCCGTACTTGCGCCATAGCTTCTGGACATCTGCTCCTGATGTCCACTTGAAGTCGGGATGTCCAACAGGAATCCACGGGTCTGATCTCCTTGCGTTCATTTGCCTTCTCCTTGTGTTGCTGCATCTAACAGTAAAACAAAACATTCGGGGTCCACTCTGCAACCTACGCCTTGTATGACGTTGTCGTCTTCTACCAACTTGAGTAAACCGAGCTTGCCCCTCATCCACGCGGGGAGCGTAGTATCATCAAAAATTTCCACCTTGTCACGCACTTTGACAACGTAATGTGCGCCCTCACGCAAAACAAGCGCACACTCCTGACTAGCAAACGCTTTCCTCGCCTGATCAATCGTGAGCATCTCAGCCCTACGTTGCTCGTATTCAGGCAGTAGGTTTTGTTTGTTGGTCGTCTTCAAGAACTCAACGAACTGCTCCCTAACACTGTTAGCAAAGATGACTGAACTGTCGCGCACGGACGAATAAAGTTCTCGAACCTTGTGCTCTTTGTCCGACTTCTGCCTATCCAACAAGCGTCTTGTTAGCTCCTCTACTTTGTCAAACCGCTCACTCGTACTCTTCGCAAAGAAGTGCTTCTTGATCGCCGCCAGAGCCTTTGTCGCATCGTGGGTGCAGTACGAACTTCTGCGCTCCCTTAGCTTCCGGAGCCTGTCGTTCGTAATCAAGAATCCATAGTCGTTGCGGAACCAATGCCACCTGACCTCGCCTAGCTCTTCCCCATTGCAAAATATCTTGATGCTGTCAATGGTTTTCCCGTCATAGGCAAGGTCTATCACCTTAAACTTCCACGAGGGCCTGATCGTGGCGAGCCTCACAAACAACTCGTTGTACGGAACCCGAGCCTTCAGGTCTGCTTTGGACAGAGTAACGCCATCTTTGCGGCGGTGTTCTACTAACTCAGGGGCCAGCACCACGTTGTCTAACGCGAGCATGTCCAGGGTTGTTGGGGGTAACGTCTTCATCTTCACTCCTTAGAAATTGAACTTGTTCAAAATGTCATCTACCTTCGACTTCAACTGCTTGCGGCAGTCGGCATCCTCTTTGATGCCCTCCATGTCTGCACCTAACATTGTTAGCTCAAGCTGACGCCGTGCCTCCTCCAACTTCGGGTCATTGGTGATGTTGAGCTTGGTGAGCAGGGAGCACAACTCCAGTGGGTTGCTGATAAGTGTGTCGTGGTAACGCTTCTTCCCGTCGTCACCCTCCACATCTGTCAACTTCTTGGAGATGGCATCCAACTCGGCGTGTAACCTCTCCCACGGTTCACGACATGCTTCAGCCAATTTTTCGCGTTGCTGTGACTCAAACGTCACCACCAGTTCCCTCATGTCGTCGGCAGGCACATCGAGGCGAAAGTCCCCCGCCTCGGGCACAGGCTTGACCGTGCGGCGAAACCCAAACTTGTGCTTGACCTCCTCAAGCTCCGGGTAGTCCTCTGCCTTGTACAGCCCCTGCAATGCATTGGGGGCCTCGGCCACCAGACGCGGATACTCGATGAAGAAGTTGCTGCACATGAGGTTGAACGTGTGTTCAAAGTTATTCATCGTGGTCTTGTAGTCCATGAACAACTTGGTCGGCAGCAGTCTCTCGCCCTTGTCGGCCCACGGCAGCGTGTGCTGGTTGTGATACAGCCGCGCCCGCGCCGCAAACTTCTCGATGTCTTTGCGTAGGCTCGTACCTGCAAACAGATTCTTCTTGGTCTGCGATGCCCCACGCACCGCCCCCGCGTCGATGTTCACCTTGTCAGTGATCTCTCGGTCTACCTTGCTGGCAGGCCACACGCTGATGTTCAACTCCACTAACACTGCTGATGCGCTAATACTCATTTCAGTTCTCCGTTTCTGTGTTTACTTTATTGGCATACCTCCCAGTGAGGCTTGCCATCGCTTGCAACATTGCTTGATCGTCACTCTGCGCGGCGATCACCCACATTTGATTCCTCCCTCGCTTTCTACCAATACCCTTGCGTTCGTACCAACTGCGCTCGACAACGATGAAGCTGCCGAATTTGCCGCGCAAGAGTATGTACTTGCGTTTGCGCCCTGCCATCACTCACCCCTCACTCGGCTTACCCGCCAGCTTCGCCATCTGATACAACTGCGTCGGTAGCAGGCGCATACTGAACGTCTTGTTATGGGGGTAAACGTGGTAGCTGTGATCCGCACCATCAGGCCCACGCTTTTCTTTGTCGATCCACTTCTCCTCGTACACCTCTGCCTTCTCAAGCAACTCCACCAACTTGATGCCATCCTCACGGCTGAAAACAAACTTGTTCCAACCCAAGTCAATCACAATCATCTTGACCCTCTCAGTCCTTAATATGAATCGTCTTACCGTTGTTTGCGGTAACACCCTCTGGGCCGTTAACAATGCACCACATAGTAGGCGCAGTCCAATCCGAACCCCAGTCGTTGCCCACGTACCCGTCCGTGAGGATGATGATGCACTCCGGTTCAATCTTCTTCTCCTTCAAGTACTCAGATACACATGACGGGCTCGTGCCTCCCCCACCCTTGGGCTTGGTCGAGCTAACAATGTTATGTACCTCACCCTCACCGTACTCCTCGTGCGCTGCCACCTCACAGTCCCAATAGAGCAAGTCCACCTGCTGCGGGTTGACCTCCTCGGCGATACCCTTGACCTCGGCAAGAAACTCAGACAACTCTTGGTCGCCAATGCTTCCTGATGTGTCGATAGCTACAACCAAGTGCCCCACCTTCTCACCGATCAGGCTCGGCATGTACACACCCGAACTCAGGAACCTGCGGTTGACCCTGCGCCAGCTACTCGCATCCTTGGCTCGGCAGACAGTCTTGACGAACTCACGCAGCACCTCACGCCAGTTGACCTTGGGCTCCAGCATCTCTTGAAGCATTCGGTCGAGGCCGCCTGCGCCACTACCTGCAACCTTCTGATGAGCGATCTGCCCCTGCCTTATGGCTTGGTCAATATCACGGGCAAGCTGCTTCTTCTCTTCCTCGCTCATGCCCTTGGCATCGCCCCAATCGTGCTCGTCGAGGCCACCACCCCCACCGCCGCCATCACCATCGCCCCCCTCATCACCGTCGCCTCCGCCTCCGTCTCCATCCTTTCGCTCTTGTTTGAGAATGTCGAACACCTGCTTGGCGTTCATGCCACGGAACCTCTCGTCGATCAGGCCCATCGGCTTGCCCTTCATGGGCCCGTCAGCAAACCTAGGCATTGAGATAACCTGCTCACTCGGGTCAAGGTCGCGCAGCATCAGGTTAATCACGTAGTCACAGGAGGCGTTGGCCAGACGGTGATCCTCATCATGCAGCTTGTTCCACGTAGTCAGATGCCGAAACATCTTGTGCCCAGCCTCGTGGGCCACCACAAAGTTAAGCTCGGCCTCCTTTAGCTGCTTGACGAAAGCCCGACCGAACCTATCGTCCCGGCCATTGGTCGCCGCTGTTGGGATGCGGTCATCCACACTCGTCTTGCCCACCATCAGGATGCCCGAGAGCAGGGCAAACTTGGGGTTACGCATCAGGCTGATCTTGGCCTTCTGCAACTTGCGCTCTTCGTTCATATCGTTACTCCTAACATTGTTATCTCTATCACAACAGGTCTTGGTTCTTCGCAACCCACTCGGCGAATGCCTTGGCGCTGAACGCGATTGACTGCTTGCTCGGGGTACGTGCGATGTTGATTGCAAACACCGCCTGCCACTCGGGGTCGAACCGCTCCAGATACTCCATGAATGGGTTGATGGTGTCCTTCGTAACCCTAGAGATCGCACCGAACACCACGATGGCACATGCACCGGGGCTTGACGGCAGCTTGGTGTTCTTCGGGTCTTTGATCGTCGCTTCCCACGTAGGCAGTTGGTCAGCGAACTCGATGTACGCCTGCATGTCACGCGCCGCAGCCTCACCCACTGCGCCGGAGAGCGCAGCGATTACCGAGTCGGCATCGTTGAGCTTCCTCGTCCTAACAATGTTCGATGCAGTCTCCAACGAGCGCGGGGAAACAAACGCAGTCTGCGACTTCTTCGGGTTGTAGATGTACGGGTTGTCCCCCTGCGCCGCGTCTGTGTACGATGCAAGGGCGTGTGGGTATTGGTTGACCCACGCAAGCACCTCGGCCTCGATACCCTTGTTGATACCCCACTCGATCCACTCCTCGGCAGTGGGCTTGCTGATCGTCACCGGGACCAGCCGGTTACGGCTATGTGCTTTGAGGTTGTCACCTACGCCGTCGGTCGTGAGGTTGCCCGTGAGAAACACGATGGTCTGCCGGGGCCCGTCCTTGGGCAGTGGGAGGTCACCGAGTCGAGGGTTGGCCTTCTCAAGCATCGGGTGCAGCATGTTCTTCACCGGGTCCGCGCCCTTGGTGAACTCGTCGAGCATGATCAGCAGGGGCTTGCCCTCATGAATCTTGAAGCGGGCATTGGGGTAGTAGCGGGTGGTCTTGGTGTCGTGGTCGATCACCGGCATTGCGATGTCGCCCAGGTCCATGTTGGGTACGTCGATATACGCATACTCGTACCCCAGATCACCAGCGATATTCTCCAGCAGGGAACTCTTGCCGATACCCGGCTCGCCTTGCAACAAGAACCGAGTCTCCGGGTTGGTCTTGATCAAGGTGGCTGCCTGCTTGAGCGTGATGCGCTTACCGAAAGATACTTCTGACATTTCTGATTCCTCTGATGTGTGCCTAACACTGTTAGGCGGGGTTCTAATAAATTGGGGCGGGTTGATTCATGCAGGATTTCCCACATGAGCTTAAATTATACCACACTTGCTTGACATTGTCAAACGTTTTTGTCTATCCCTACGTTGTTTTTGTCTACCTCCTTTCACGCGGCTTGCCTGACCAGCGCGGCGTACTTCAGGTTGGGTATCTGCCCGACCGCTGTTGTGTATGCCTCGATAGCCTCATCCGAGTGGTGTTGCAACACGAACTTATTGAACGTGTCTTTCATGGTTGACCCCCACACCGAGCGGTGTTTGATGTTGTCATTCACCAAGTTTTGTGGGTAGTGCCCGCAGGTTAACCACAGCGCCGCCTTGTAGAATTTCTCGTGGTCATCACTGCTGATCAACTCTGCGAACTCATCCGCTCGGGCTTCATGTTGGGCCCCTTTCCGGTCCAAAATCTCTAGCGTTCCGGGCATGGGGATAAAGTCCTCACCACGCGCTACCGCCCCTGCGTTGGAGTTGGGCCACAGATGAACCACCGGTGTACTCATCGTTGCCTTGCGCACGCCGAACGCTTGCGCATACTCAGCGAGCCCCACATGAAACACCCCCGGCCTATCGCCCGGTTCACCGCGCAGTTTGATGAACGCCTTGAGGTAGTCGGCGAACTGCTTGTATCGCTTCCTAACACTGTTAGCCCCCTTGCGGTTGATGCGGTATGAAGTGAACGTCTCGGGGTTGAGCGCGACCCACTTGCCCTCTGCGTTTCGCTCAAAGAAATACTCACCATGAGGCTCCATGATGTAGCTCTGCCCCCCGATGTGTACCTTAGTGAACTGACCCGAGGAAGACGACGATATGTGCAGCACCCGAGACATGAAGCTGCGGGTCGTGATCGAACTGTAGCCCCCCATCATCAAGCGCATACGTCCGTCAGGGTAGAACGTCACCACGGGAGTGGAATAGCACATCAACTCCACACTGAGGGTATCACCCATGCGGATCGAATACATGTTGTGATCTCTGCGTCGGCCAAGCGGGCGCGTACCTCTGCCCCTGATCGGCGTGATCTTCTCGTACTGCTTCTTCGCATCCTCAAAGCTCGTGATCCCCGGCACATGTTGAACTGCTACGTTTCCCATCACATCCTCCAAACAAAAACATCTAACATTAAGACAATAACCGCAACGGTTATGGCTACCCAAAAAACAATTCGCTCATTCATTTGCTTACTCCTTCTAACATTGTTAGGCTCTCTGCTCTGGGTCCATGTCGGGCGGCATTAGTTCCTCGTAGGGGTTGCCATCAAACATCTTGGCCATAGGGACGAACATCACCTCCCCCTCGTCTGTGCGCTGAACC